GGGAAGGGTCACGAATTACCTACATTTAATGATTCCCCTTGTGGGGGTACCCCCCGGTTACTGATCCGGGACATCAAAATCGCTAGTCAACTATCGCATATATGCTGTTGGGGAACTCCAAACTGGAAAGTACCCTCAGATATATATGACTTGACTTGTCGCTTGTGCCACAACAATAAGAATACCATGAAAAACATTAAACTGACACGATTAATAATAAAATTACTATCGCGCCTTTGGTTTAATGGTTTACAATATCAAGAACTTATAAAAATTACAGATAAGTTCTTTGATATTCTTCTTCATGATATAAAGCTGTCCGGTACCCATTGTACTGTTCTGAATTTCAAGGAAATGAGATTAGCCATTACAAGATACTTGTGTGGTAAACCTCTAATTACCTGTGAAAGAAAGATCAGATTAATCAATGGATTTCCCAAGAGACTTGATTTTATGAAAGAATTCATTGACTCTGGTAATGTTTATAAAATAAGGTTCTGTTACACTCTGTTGAATGTAACAAGAACTCTTATCTATAACACTGAACCAAAGTTCAATACTTTGACTGACCCATATACTGGGCAATCAAATTTTTGTGAGTTCAAACAATTCACAAAAGAATTTGTTCATGATTTCAAGCTTACTCTTGAGAGTACCAGCTACCACCCATCAATGTATTACCTGACAGATAAGTCAGGCCCATTAGGGCATGCATTGATGACGTCAATGTCCCATTGGTGAAAGTATACAGGTATTTCTACCTTATACCTTATACGTATAATATCTGGAATTACTCATACATTAATATGTATGAAAGATTACAGATGATACGTACCCAATATTAAAGAGGGACTCAAAAATAGACGTTTATCAATTGTACATGATCCCGAAGGTAAATCACGTGTAATTGCAATATTTGATTATTTATCTCAATGTTGTCTAAAACTGATATCAGATCAGTTATTCAACAAATTAAGACATTTTAGTCAAGATAGAACATTTACACAAGATCCCTACATTGAACGAGATAGTGACAACCATTATTGGTCCTTGGATTTGACTGCAGCCACAGATCGATTTCCCATTCAAATACAGCAAGATTTACTAACAGAAATGTTAGATAAACATGTTGCATTTGCATGGAAATGTTGCATGATCAGAGAACCATTTGCATTCCAAAATGGAAAAACCATTGACATGTATAAATATGCCGTTGGCCAACCAATGGGTGCACAAAGTTCATGAGCCATGTTTACATTAGCACATCACATGATCATCCAATATGCAGCTAAGCAAATTGGACAATACCCTACTAGCAAATATATAATGCTAGGGGATGATATTGTGATTACTAATGATCTGCTTGCAGAAAAATACCGCGAACTTATGCAGCATATTGGAGTCTCAATCTCTAAACAAAAATCACATGTATCAAAAGATACATATGAATTCGCTAAAAGATGATTCCAACATGGAAAAGAAATTACAGGTTTTCAACTACGTGGGATAACCCAGAATTACAATAATCCAATTACTGTATTCCAGTTTATCTACGAATTGTATAACCGTAATTATCTACCCATGAGCTTCATGACTAGCGTTGATATGTGTTTAGCGCTTTACCAAAGAC